TTCAATTAGAATATCAGTTAGAAGCAATAAGTATGTCATCACTAAACTCAAAATAATCCTCGTCTTCCATCCATTTGAGAACACCATCGGATGTCTCACCATCAAATGTTACAGTTATATCTGTGCCTGCTGTACCTGCACCAAAGGTAAGTGTATTACCCAATAGTTTAGTAATAGGACCACCTTCTGCAGTTGTTCCATCGTGTGTATGTCCTGAACTTGCTGCAAATGCTGCTAATAACTGATTAAACTCATCATTGGTATGAGCTGCAGTTATTACATCTCCATCTGTATACGAGGACTGTCTAGTGTATGTATCACCCATTAACGTCTAGCTCCTAACTGATATTCTAATTGAAAACCTTTAAGTGAATATGGTGCAGTTGAACCACCATCATTTACTCTTAGTGCGACAGCAAATCCTGAACCCTCTACTGGTTGTCTAACTAATGGCTGAGATGCTCCACCATATGTAGGTGTTCCATAAACTGATGTGCCATATATAGCAACAACATCAGTAGAATCTAATGGATATGCCGCAGGTCTTGCTGATGAAGCTGCCTCATAATCATACCTAACAAATAAATCAGCATCTATAGCTGCTTCGGGTTTGTAATTTACAATAACCCTTTGCATATGTTTTCTTATTCCTGGGTCATCAAAAGTTAAATCAGGACTTCTGTATTTACCAAATATTACAGTGCCATCAAAAGTATTACCTGATTCTTGTCTATATACATAACCACCTGAGTATGCCCCATGTAAAACTACCACATCTCCTTCTGATACAAAGTGGTCAGTAGAAGCAGGTCGTATTCCTCTTAATTCTGCAAACTCAAACTTTTGACCTCTCATAACACATATAATACCTTTAGTTTGATTTTCAGCTACTGAACTCTTAGTAAAAAATATTCTATATTGTGTCTTATCTGGTATTACTATACTGTCAAATTCTGAAGCACTTGCAATGTTATCATTAAATATAGACTGCACATTAGAACTTATAGTTCCTAATTCAACGTCACCAATTCTTGCTGTACCAGCAATAGTTCTTAAGCCATCTGGACCTAAGAATATTAAATCACCAGCAAATTCTTGAATTGTATCTCCATTGATACATCCTATATCTCTGGTTACATCAGAAACTGCAAAATTTGCAGATGATGTTCCCGTTAATTTAAATATTCTAGTTTCGCAAAATATAAACAAGTCATCACGGAAAACTTTAAGACCTGTTATTTCATCATCAACTTTAAAGCTACCTGCACCTGACCCGCTACTAAAAGCATCTTCATCAAAGGGTTGACTAAATATCACTTCCTGCTTAGTAGTTGATTTACCTGCATAAAACATGTGGTTCTTAAAAGATACTACAAATTTAGAACCTGATACTGAGCTTTCACTTACATCTGTTGCAGCTAAACTAGAGTTAAATACTGTAGGTGCATTTGCACCATCTACTACAACTATTTTATCTGTACCGTCAAAGTTAAATCGTTCGAAGTTGTACTTTAATGCCCCTGTTCTACCACTATCCCTACTAGTCCATGATGAACTCCCAGGAGTTGCACTATATATACTTGTGCCTCTAGCTGCTAAAACTACATCACCAAAAGTTGCTACCATAAGCACTTTCTCTGAGGCAGATGAAGTTTGTGGTACAACTGCTGTTACGTATTTAGAGAATCCACTTATTCTTCTGTAGCCGCCTTCAACGTCAGGTTCAAAGTTTTCTAACTCTAATGCCTCTCCCGCTTCCATTAAGAATGTAGATTTGTTTAATACTAAGCCCCCTATGCAATTAAACGCTGAAGGTTGTACTCTTGATAAGTCTGCCATTATGTTGTCGTTTCGGTACTAAAATATCCTGCCATACTTGTTGGTTTTAATATTACTGTTGACCTTACATACTCATATTTATTAACAAGTAAGGTTTGCATATTTTTTATGCCTTGCTCAAATCTAGCAAAGTTTAATTGGTATTGTTCTATTTCTCCACGGTACTGATAAGTGTACGCTGTTGCCCCATCTACTATCACTGGGGCGAACCTGTCGGGTATTGTTGTTGTGTCCCCATGAGCAGATAAATCACTTGGAAAAGTAAAATAATCAAACTTTAGTGTGTATGCTTTGTTTGGAAAAGGATACAAAATATAATTATTATCTAATGTTCTTACGATATGTGAAGGCACTCCTCCATTATCGAACTGTGCTACTTGAACGCCACTAGCTATTGATGCGGCTGTGGTGCTGTTTGCCCCTCTAGTGCATCCTGTGAATGTTGTACTGGAGCCTATAGCAGTATAAGTTATTTGTTCATTTGCAATATGTAACGTCCCAGAAGCAGAAAAGCCAGATGTACTGGCTACAGTTATAGTTGTTACACTATCGGTATGTGTGGTACTTGTAGTAGTTGTCTCTATCTCATCTTCTTGTTCTACATTATTAGCGATATATTCATTGTAAGATAAAGTGCTTAGGTTTACTCCAGATGTACCTAAAGTAGAATCTTTTACAATTCTAGCAGTATTATAATCTATGTGTTTTGTTGATGTTGGTACAGTATATTTTACTGTTCCTGGAACTAATGTTTCACTGTTAGTTGCATGATTGAATGGATAACTAAACTCTTTTTGATTAATATATCTTATTGTCTCATTGACTGCATTCTTAGCTTGTGTTTGTATACCTCTAGCTGTAGCAAAAGTAGCTGAAGTTAATTCAACTTCATTCATACGAGATAAAACACTATTTGTTAATGTAAGAAAAGTCTGAGCCATTATTATCCTTAGAATAAAGGGCTACCCTAAAGCAGCCCCTTATGTTAAATTTAAGCTAATTGGTCTCTATCGACTTCGTCAGCTGATAAGTCGCCTGGATTGTCAATGTTCATTAACACTGCCCAAACTCTTATTTTTCCGCCTGTAGGGGCTGTACTTGCAGCCTGTAGTTCTAAGTCTATTGTAGTAGACGCGGCTACTACGTTAGGAAAAACTCCAGGAATCATAGTTGCATAAGCACCGACAGCCATAGCGTCAGTGTCCATAGCAGCTACGAACTCATCAACGTCAGCACCAATTCCGCCTGTTGAAGCATCCGTAATACCTAAGTTAAACGTAGTATCGTTTGACTCCCCTGTAAGTAACGCCTCAACTTCATAGCCTACTGCCATGAGAAGAGTGTTTGCAGGTATAGTAAATACCTTTAAGATATCGTTAGCAGCGATTGCAGTGTGAGCTGCGTTTTCTACTGCGATATCAATAGTGTTACTTACTAAGTAAGGTGCAGGAGCAGATGGTCTGTGTACTGCCTGAAGGCTAGTTGTATAAGTTGCCATTAGTTATTCTCCCTTAAGCTGCTGTGTTATACTTAGCAGTTACGATTGCTTCAGGACGAAGAATCTTTCTGCCGTATAAATGCATTCCGCGAACAATATCCGCAAACGAATCAGGGTCTCTATAAGACTCAGTTTTCGTAATCTGTGAAGCAGAAGCTACTGATGAAGAGTGACCAGCAACAATTCCTCCGTAATCTGTATTCTGGTTAGCTGTACCTGTTGTAGCAGGACCTCCTCCGACTACAGGTAAGTTATTAGATACATAGACATCAAAGCCATGTAATCTAGTAACAACTAGACCTTGTCTTAGAGCGTCGCCAGAAGCACCAAAGTCAGAATCAAGCATTCTTGAGCTTTCATCCTTTAGTATCTCTAGGAATACTGGGTCAACAACTAGCCATCTATTTTCGTTATCTACAAACTGTGTATCTAACAATCTAGCCATTCTTGCAACAACTTGTAATGGAGTAGCAGTTGCTGTTGCTACAGCAGTAGCACCAGGCAATCTTGTTGCTATTGGTATTGAGTGGTCTCCAGCACTTGATGTTGTGATGTTGGCAAAGCTATCTTTTCTTAGTTTCATGCTTGTTAACAATTCGTCAGTACCAGCAGTTGAAACAGCAACAGTACCGTTAGTAGAAGTGTTAACTCCATCAGCATTTATATTTAACGCTGATTGTGCATAACCTGCTAAGTAGCCTAAAACTTCTTGGTCGTGTTGGTCACGAAGTCTGTAACCAGCTCTGTCAGAAGCCATTGACTCAAAGTTTACATGACTGTGAGCTTCCTCAATGTCATCTACTTTAAAAGCAAAATAGTTAGCTTTATCTACGGTGAGAGAAAACTCCTCATCGTCTAGGTCTTGTGGCTGAATAGTTGTGCCACGGGCATAAGATTTAACAGTGATTTCTGGTTCTTTAATAATTTTTACAGTATCACCATAATTCGCAATCTCTCCAAAATAGTCAGAGTTACAAATTGTTTCTGCTATTGAAGATTTACGAAAAGCTTGCTGAACCTTTTGGGAGTAAATAATGGGGCTAAAATTGCCATTAGGTAAATTCCCGTATCCAGCTGCGGTCGTAAAAGCCATGATAATTCTCCTTGGGCTTAAAAAATACGAGTTGCATACAATCAAAAAGGCTAGCTAAACATTAGGTGTCCGTAAGGGGCTAAATAAAACTAGGTAGTTTTTTAGTAAATAATTCGTGATGTGGGTAGTTTGCAGGTAGTCATACTATATATGGGCTGCGGAATATATACATTTTGTAACACATTATGGAACAAATGTAAAGTAAAAAATTAACCATTTGGTCTACTTACATCATATATGAAGTTTCCAGACCTAATAGCTTCGCTGATAGCCTCTTCATTAGCTGCAAATTGATGACCTTTCATCTTAGCAACATCAGACTCTCTAATCTGATTTGCTTGTCCTGATTTAGTAGCTGAAGGGGCATTCGTTGCTCCTCTAGTTACAGCTTTTGCAGCTTCCTTAGAAGCATCTGGTTTCTTTTTATTGGGAGCCTCTGTTAGTCCCATGTCTACTTTGTACAAGTCAATTGCTCTTGCGGCAGATTTAGAATCACTTTCATTCTCGTATAAAGCCTGCTGAACCCATCTAGGTTGTACTTCAACCCAATCATGAAACTCTTGGTCGTTTCTAATTGTGTCAAAATCAGGATGTATAGTCATAAGTTCTGCTTCTGCCATGGCACGACTAGATTGTGCCTCTCTATCTGCAATTAACTTCATTCTTTCTTCTAATGTAGAATCTAATTCTTTTGCTTTTTTTGTAGCAATACTTTCTACTATTTTAGCTACATCAGGATATTCTTCAGACCACTTAGCAATCTCTTCATCAGATTTAGGTAATTTGATTTCTTTAGTTGCTGTATCTGTAAGCTGTTGCTTTAACTTAAATATTTCATCTTGATAAGTTTTTTCTTTTTCTTGAGTATGCCTTCTTAAATCACCATATCTTTTCTTAAAGGTTTTTTCTTCTGGTGCTAAAGTTTCTGTTTCCGCAATATCTTCTGCTTCTTCTTTAACTTTACCTAAAGCGATATCTCTTTCTTTTAAATTTTTTTCTAGTTCTAACGCTTCTTTATCATCGTTACGTGTATATCTCATTGGGGTTTTAACTATTTTTTGTTCTACAGCAATCTCAGCCATATTACTTCTCCTTGTTGGGGCAACCGTAGCCATGTTGGGGGGTTGGTAGCCAATTACGGCAAATGCCGTTATCGCACAAATAATCCTCTTATGTACAATGTTGGATATATAATAGAATATCCTATTGTTTTAATTATAGTAGAAGACTTCTTTTTTTGTGCTATGCTTGATGTCATAGTAACAAAAGGTTTACATATAGAAGCACATATTTTTCCAAATACACTTTGTTTCATTATTTCATATGCTATTGGATATGCAATTTTAGAGTATCCTAATCTTACTAATCTATTCTTAACACCTTGAGTATACTCAATATCATGTAAATAATCATCATTTGATATATACTTAGAATATAATAATGCAAAAGATATGAAACCATTAGTTATTATATTATGTGTAGGTAAACCATTAGCATAAAATGTATGGTCACCATCAAGATAAATATTATACACCATTTGTTTTTTATTTGCAAATTTTTCTTTATGTTTTATATATTTTTTTGCATCTAAAACATTTCCTAACCACGGATTATATTGATTATTGCGTTTTGCATTATAAGATATTAATTTACCATTATAGTAAAAAGGATGATTATTAGTCATAAAATAACTTGTGTATCCTTCAGGTTTTACAAAAATTGTATCTTTATCTGCTACAATCTGTTCTAATCCTAACACTGTATTTACATTTCCATTTACACCTAAAATTAAGTCTCCCTTTTTTAATTTCTCAATACTACGTTTTTTACCATTGGATAATGTTACTTTAGTGCTTTTTATGAAGCATCCTCCTCCGCCTCCACCAGTACCAGATGATTGTGCATCATCAGCATAACTTGTGCCAGGGCTTGTACCTGCTGTAGCAGAAGCACCTTTCGTATCTATTCCTCCTTCTTTATCTGCTTCTCCTGCACCAGAACTTTCGCCTGAACCAGAATCTGTGT